AGGTTATTGCAGCCGACTGATTTATCCCCAACTTCCTTGCCCACTCCTTATTCGTTTTAATGGCTACGTTCTTTAGTTTAGTAAGGGCCTGTGCTAACTCCGGCCCCGGCTTAGCTAGGAACTTGTTGTCCAGGATACCCGTTAAGCTAACACCCAACAAAGCCTCCTCCTCCGTGTTATTTTTCCAAACACTACGTAAGTAACGGAAGTCCGTCAATGTGGCCTGAAGAGTCCCAAAGATAGTCGCAAGGCGTACCTTACGCTCCAAATCCTTTAGTGTGTCGTCATGCCTCACCACCACCTCAGACAGGTTACAGAACTGATTGGGTCGGAGGATGATCTCAGAACAGGGGTTAGTCCCGAAGTCATGGTCGGGGTCTCTCCTGCCGTTCTTGGCCGCCTGTTTCTGGCTGGCTACCCTGGAAAATATACCACGCTCTCCTGCCCTGGATTCGTACAGGCTTTTCCATTCATTCAGGAAGGCCTCGAAGTCCGGCTTCTCCGTGTAGCAAGCGGAGTTATTAGCCAAGCCCCTGTAGGGCGTATGGTCCCACCAACTACCGTGTTTGGCTCTCTTCAGCCTGTCGTCCGTTAGGTTACTCAGGCTAATCAGGGCGGATCTACGGACGCCCCCAACCACTACCACCTGAGCTATCTTGCAGCATAGATCATGGCACTCAATGGAGGACAGTTTCCTTCCTGCTGCCTCTTTGAACAGGTCCACGGTAAACTGAAAAAGCTCCACAAGGGGTCCCGGACCGCTGGCTCTCCCACCAAATATCTTAAGGGCTGCACCGGCAGGACGAACACGGCTTACGTCCCACTTAGGAACGTGTCCGGAGTACAATAGAGACACTAACTCCCTAAAGGATCTAGCCCAACCCACTTTGGAGTCCGGGACGTTAATCACGGAGTCCGACTCAAAGAATTCTTCTGACACTAAAGGCAGCTTACTGATGTACTGCCGCTCCACACTGTATCCCGCCCCCGTACCACACATAAGGATGTATAATAGTTCATCAAAAGCTCTTGGGTTATCAATGGCAATGTACGCACAGTTGAATCCTGCTACGTTGTCTCTGTTTAAAGCTGCGCCAGCCGTCATTACGGCCCTCATGCTTGGCATCACTTCCAAATTGTACACTGCGTCGTACAGTTCCTTTTCCGTTGTTTTATCCAGTTGTCCTCTGTCCTTGAAAAAGTCCGTGTAGCGGGACACAGTTTCCCCCCACGTTTCCCGACGCTTTTCCTCAGGTAAGTATCTTGCGTATCTTGACTTTGCTATGTATTGTTCGTACAGTTCCATTCCCTTATTCCCCCCTGCTAGCCATATTTTTAATCATCTGTTCCAAGTACCACTTGGCTTTACGTAAATCCTGCTCTCCGTCCTTGTAACGAAATCTGTGTAGGTACTTGAGAACGGCTCCGTAGCAGTAGTCCTCAAAGTTATCACCAAGCTGCTGCTTGATGTACTCTATAGCCTCTATGTTACCCTTATTGTAGTGTTCCGGTTTTTCAACGGGGTCGTACTTTGCGGGGTAAAAGGGGGTTGGTTTACCTATGTTGTCCCATTCCTCCGGTGTGATGTCATTGATTTTCTTGCCAAGCATTAGTCCATTTCCTCCTCAAACGTGTCCAAACGGTTTAATAATTTATCCTCAAAACGGTCCAACAACTCCTCACTGGAAATGTCCAGGGACTCCAGGAGGAAGTTGGCGTCGTACCGCACCAAAAGCTTCTCTTTAATTTCATCCATCGTCAGTGACATAATTCATAAACTCTACTATCTGTGGGATGGTAAAAAACTTAAAGCCTTCCTTGCTACACCACTGTCCCATAGTGATCTTGGCCCCCTTCCTAACCTTCTTGTTGGGGTCCGACAGGACAAAGATAAGCTCCTTGTCAATGGTGTCTCTAATAGCCTTGTACTTCATGGTGTCCCCCGCACGGAAGTACCCCTTACATTCAATGAGGACTCCCGTGTCTTCGTCCACAAAGTCAGGTACGTAGTTCCGGTGCATGACGTAAGGGACAACGTACGGCTCGTACTTGAATCGCTTCCTGGGGACAGCCTTAGCAAAGGCTTCCTCTAGGCCGGAGCGAAACCGACTAGCGGACCGCTTCGTGGAGCGGGATTTCTCTGACTTGCGGCTCATTTTTTACCTCCACTAGGAAGCGTGGTCCCGTTGAGTACGCAAAGGCCCGTACCCGAGGGAAACATGCTGCTTTAAATTGACAGTACGAACAGCCTATGGAAAGTTTCATGTTCCCGCTCTTGCCGTCCGGTACATGCTCGAAGCACTGTGGAGGCATCTCTTCCTGTTGCACCATTTTCTTAACGTGCTTAACCCTGTCCACAACGTCCTCCTTCAGGACCTTATGTACGGGGGATTGTTCGTCCTTAGTGTCGTACTTCAGGAAAGTTAGGTGTCCGTTCTGCTTGTCCATTGCCAGCCAGCCAAACTCCGTTTCTCCTTCGGAATGAGCGTAAGCTTTGATTTGGTCGATGTACCCAAAATCATCTTCAAAGGCCAAGGACCCATCCTTGAATTTCTTAAAGCCGTAGGAGCTTGCGGACTTAACGTCCGTCACTACACCGTCTATCCTACAGTCCATGTGGCCCTTTATGCCGTCCACGGTACACTCCTTCTGCTCCCCCGTAACCTCATGTCCGGACAGGCGGGTCAGGAACAGAAGCATTTCCTCAATGATGTTTCCGTACAGAAACTTGACGAGGGTGTGGGGCTGTATCTTCTCCTTAGGAACGCCGTGGTAATGGTTCCACAGGTAGCGATCATTTCTGCCTATGTTGGACAGACGTATCTTACGTGCGTCCCAGCCACGGTTGATGAACTCCTTACGCATCATGTCCTTGATGGCTTCTCCGAATCTTTCTATCTCCGCTTCCGCGTCCACCTCCTTAGGGGCGCGTTTGGTCCTAACTAAGTTGTAGATGTCAGTCACTAAAGTATGTATGTTTTTCATAATGCTTGTATAAGTTTAATAGCTTCATCAACTGAAACTTTAAACCATTCTCCCTTACGCTCCGCTGAGATCTTATTTACTTTATGATGTGCTGCTTGTTCTGCCGCTTTTCGATCCTCAAAGTATTTTGAATAACACAGCTTGTAATCTCTAAGGGGACTACTGGTTTGATATTGTTTGCATCTATCCTCGGCATCTATTGCCATCCCAACCTTTACCCAGCCTTCCCAGCAGGGGTTATTAATGATGTATACGTAGCCTTCAGTTGTGTTAATGTATCCTTCCAAGGAAGCAAACGCTGCTCCCTCAAAGGTTTTATATCTCCCTGCTTTATGTAAAGGATGAGACTTAGGTACGTACTTACCATTAACAAACATTCTTGTTTTATTTTTTTTAATATGTGACTCCAAGGTCTGACGCTCTCCCTCCCGCCTACTTTTAGCACCAGCATACCACCAAACACCATCCTCAAAATATATATTTTTATTAGTGTGTCTCACTCCAGTTCCTTCCAACTTTAAATTCCCCTGCAAGGGGGCATCTAAGATTGAAGTGTTTCCCCGCTGCCTCGATGCAGCTTGTTGCGAGTCGTCCAAACTTTTCTGCTTCACTGGTCTTGACCTCCGTTTGTACTTCGTCGTGTATATTTCCAATAAAATTGTAAGTTATCCCCCATAGTTTAGCATACTCATCCAAGGTGGTCAATGCTTTTTTCATTACAATGGCTCCGGCGGACTGTAGTAAAGTATTAAGGGCTGAATGCTCCGACCGTACGGGAACGTGTCTCCCGTCCAAGCCGATTAAGAATCCTCTTTGAGCTTTGCTTGATACGCGGTCTCTAAGATCTGGAAATGCTGGGAGATTATGGAAGAAACGTCTTCTAAGTCTCTCACCATGCCCTTTGTTTCCTCCAACCACTGAGCCAAGCTTTGCATTTCCCGCTCCGTAGATAAGGGCATATATGAAAGTCTTAGCCTGATCTCTCGATTCAAGCCCTGCAAGTTTTTCATTAGCTTTGTGTATGTCGCCCGTGAGTATTTCATGTATAAAGTCCTCGTCCATCATGTAATGTGCCAGCATCCGTAGCTCCAAGCCGGAGGCGTCAAAGCCAACCAAGCTGTAACCGTCCGGTACTGTCCAGCACTCCCTACACTCCTTCCCGTACGGCGAGTGCCCGGAAGGGACTTGCGCCATGTTGGGTCCGGAGTGTGTCATTCTTCCGGTCACAGTTCCGTTGCTTTTAACTGCCCCATGAACTCTGCCGTCCCTTTCGTCCATTGCGTCCAGCCAGCTTTGCACCTGTGCTACTCGTTTCTGGACCAGAAGATACTCCGCAATAAGCTGTGCTTCCGGGATGTCCTTTACTTTGGACAGGGTAGGCTCATCAACAACCGCTTGACCCGTCTCCGTAAAGCACTCCGGCTTCCAGCCAAAGTGTTGTAGGAACCGTCCTATCTGTTGTCGGGAACCTAAGTTAAAGGAAGGGAAGTCAACCCTAGAGAAGGGGCCTCCCACCGTTTCCCAGGAATCCCCAAGGAACTTCAGGCCGACTGTGGAGAAGTTTCCGTCCTTCTTATACTTCGGCGTAATCTCTTTAACAAATACAGGAAGCGGCAGGAACGTAGTCTGTACTTTCTCTTCGATGGCATATTGTCTCTCCTTTAACTTAGCTAAAAGCTGGTACGCTTTGGACTGATCTATGAGCCAGCCGTTGCGAACCTGTTGTTGAATAATAAACTGAACCTGATGTTCCAAGGAGTACGCCTCCGACTTCAGGACGTCCCCAAGCTCCGTAAGCAAGGCGTAGTACACCCTCTCCGTAACGGCCACGTCCTGCTGACAGTACTGCACCATCTCCTCGGAGCATTGGGACCAGTCGCTGTAGTCTCCCTTAGGGAACCCAAGCTTCTCCCCCCACTCCTTCAGGCTGTGTCCTCCTGGACGCTGTGGGTCCGCTAGGCGGGACATGACCAGGGTATCTATCACCCTCTCAGGGGCCACAGAAAGCCCCCAGAGGCGTTCTAAGACAGGCAGGTCATATCCTATCAGGTTATGGCCTACGACTCTCCTAGAGCCTCCTAGGGCCTCTGCAAGGGAAGCAGGGGTATAGTGTACCTCCGTTTCCCCCTCCGGCATGGACTTAGTGACGGCAACCCATATTTTGGTTGGGTCCAGACCGTCAGTCTCTATGTCCAGGACAACCAAAGGACTAGAAACCATCGTCAACCTCCGAAGGGGCCGCACATTCCGCTAGGCGTCCGGTGGTTGTGTCGTACTTTAAATGACAAGCCGGACCAGTCAAGCCGGAGTAGCGATTCTTCAGGACACGGAGCAACAAAGTGTTACGCTTGTCCTCATCGTCGTCCTGCTGGTTTCTTTCCAAGCCTATCACAACGTCGGAATAGAAGCTTATTCCTCCGGACCCTCTTAGATCACTGAGCGATATTACGCCTCCGTCCTCATGAGCCTTGCCGGTCGTCGTTCGTCTTAGATGGGACACCAAGAACAAACCAATGCCTAGCTCCTGCACCAGCCTCTGAAGACCACTCACAATGCTGTCTATGGCTTGACGCTCATTGGCGTGGTCCGTAGAGGATACGACGATGGTTAGGTGGTCAAGAACTATCCACTTACAGTCTAAGGCCTTTGCCATGTATCGAATACGACTGAAAAGGTTAGTCTCGGAAGTGGACCCCCAGTGGTCAAAGAGATAGTAACGGCCAGTCCCTAATGTTTCATCCCAAAAAGGCTTGACCGTTTCAGGGTCCAAGTCTTCCTGTAGATGCAGAGGACAGTCGGCGGCAATGGACATGATGCC